ACACTGTTGAAGATATTCAGTGTAGGTGAGACCGGCATGTGATTTAAGAAGCCTGTTAAAATAATCTTCCTGAAAATGAAATTCCTGCGTGAGAGCGGCAAGGGAAATGTCCGCAAGATGCTCATTCATGAATTGTGTAATCTCTTCAAACAAAATCCAGTTCATTTCGCGGCGCAGCTTCTGTGATATGGAGAAATCATACTGCGTGCTGAGTATGTAGAATATTCTCAGCAAAAGGCCCTGACATATATAGGGTGAAGCTTCATCGTGGTGGTCAAGCTCATTTAGAAGCTGCATGAGCGTATCTTCAATCCTGAACCCATTTTTATCATGCCCGGTATTAGGCGGGAGAGAATCAGATGGTAACGGTTTAAAATGAAGGTATTGCTGCAGTGATTTCTGTTTAAGCAAAGCCGTCTTTAAGAAAGCGGATATACGTTCAGTGGTCACCTTTTTCTCCATGACATCATCAAACATGATATTCGTGATTCCGAGAAAAAGAATGGTGGCAGGTTTATCGCCAAGGATTTCCTGATGCTGGCAGTTGCGGTCTATCAGACAGAGCTCACCCTTGTGGAAAACGTATTCATTCCCAAGGATTTTCTGCCGGTATTCGCCATCTATTATATAGAATAATTCAAGATATTCATGTGAGTGCATCTGTGTTTTCATTCCCGGTGTGAATCCCTTGGAATAGAGAAAATGTGAGGCGGAGGGCAGCAGTGTCGCGGAAACAACATGTTGCGGGCTTATATCCCACATAAGTGCAAAAATATGCTCGGCTGCAGGCATTGGGTATGGCTTTACCTCTATCTCATGCGGAGCGTATTCCGGGCAGACAATCTTAAAGCGTGCCAGATTGTCGGAAAGAGGCATGTCTTTTCCTTCATATATAAGATTATGTGTGTAACGTTTTAAATCCATAGAGACTCCTTTTATTGATACAAGTCAATGGTTGCTGAAAGGGCGGGCGTGAGAGCAACATGCGCGGTGTGAGTTTTGCCCTTCATTTGCCGGAACTAAAATATATGCGTGAAGCAAACGTATTCATAGCCGGAATATGTGAATTTAGGTACACGCATATATAAAATAATATAGCGAAAAAGACAAAAGTTTTCAATTGTTTTATTTTAGCTGTGGTGGTGACGTATGTGGCAATAAAAAAATTCCGGTGGATAAAATCAACACTACACCACAGAATTGTGGAAAATTTCCCCAAAAATCACGCTTCCAACCGCCGTTAAAAAATCTTAATCCGGTAAAATCTTCTTTTTGTCCTTTTATTTTTATATTTCTAAAATCTACGCCCGTTCTTTTTTCAATTTTATAAATCATTTCTTCCGCATACATCATATCATTATCCAGGCAGAAAACAAATTTTTCATTCCATTCTAATGTTATGTAATTGTGTCCACTACATCTTATTGTCCATTCTTCTTTTTTGCTCATTTTGTTTTTCCTTTCTGCCGGGGACTTTGCCCCGGCTCAATGCTTATAATGCAGTTTCGATAAACTCAACCGCTGCCTTTATGGTTTTGAATGTGTGGAACTCTCCAAAGCCTTTCCCCTCTCTTACTGATACATGGTAAGCACCACGGCTTCCAACCATTCTTGTTATATCATATCCTTTTACTGTTTTTACTACTTCCCACATTTTCTTTTCCTCTCTTTCTTTGTGTTCCTCTCTTAACTGTCTTTATTATATTACATATTCCGTACTATGTCAATACATATTCCGTACTATTTTAAAAATCTTTTAAATAAAGAAAAAGCACACTTTTTAAGGTGTGCTTTTAATTCCGTAATATACATTATTTCCTTGCTCTTTTGGTAGCCAAATTCCTAAAGGCGGCGTTGCTTATGCTGCTGCTAAATTGGCGGCGTTTACTGCTGCCGTCACGGTGTTACCGATACCAATAACAATTCTGTCATTCTTAACCTCGATAACATCATATTTACTGTACCAACACTTAAACATATTACCGTAGTAATCGTAAGCATTGATAACCTTTACTTTCTGCCCTACCTTGAAACCGTGGGCGTTTTCTGTTTCTTCCTGGGTCGGAATGTCGGTTGGTACTTCTGCATCCGCCGGGGCTTCTGCAATCTCTTCATCCTTTGCAATGTTGGCGGCGTTTACTGCTGCCGTCACGGTGTTACCGATACCGATAACAACACGGTCCCCGTTTACCTGGATAACATCATATTCATCATAATAGGTTGCAAAACGCACCCCGTTGTATGTTATGTTGTCAATCACTCTTACCTTGTCCCCCACCTTATAACCGTGGGTTTCCTTGTTCGCCGGTCCCTGGTTCTCTCCGTCCCATGTATCATACTGTGTAAGGTTGTAAGAATTGATGATGTTCATTACATTCTTGATGTATGTAGGACTTGTTGCATATCCGCCGTTTTTGATTGCGGTAATGGCACTTTCGGCGTTTCCGTTGTTTACTGCTCCGGCATAACGGGAACTTCCGCAAATCAGATTGTAATAATCCGCCACGCTCTCTTCCAAGCTATCATAAGCACGGAAAGCGGCGGTAATCTGCGTGTAGGTCTTACCGTCATAGCACTCGTTTGTTTTGCTACTGTAAACCTTTCCTTTCCAACTGCTGCCGGCCTTAATGCCAAAAAACGCATTGGCTTTTGTCATAAGCCCGGATGTTCCCCACCCGGTTTCTAATGCGGCCTGTGCGATACATACGGACGGTAAAACCCATTTATCACGGGTTAAATATTCTTTTCTTGCGATTGCTGCCAATTTTGCAATAAAGGTGTTTACCTGGTCTTTTGTTGCCATGTCTTATTCCTCGCTTTCTTTAATCATCATCCGGTAACTCTTCTGTATACTTACCTAAAAACTTCTTTACGGCATCCCACAACTTCTTTACCGGAAGTCCGGCAAGGGTCATATTTTTAAGGATGCTCACAATTTCATACGCAATAAACAGTAAAGAAAAAAACTCGGCCATTCCGATAACTGCCGGGGTCTGCATACCAATATCAGACCATAAACCGGACGGGATAAAACCTATCAGATTGATTGAAAGAATTTTATCCGCAATGGAAAGGAAGATGATAGAAACAATCATTCCTACCTTTCGGATTGCCCCGTTAATTCCAACGCATGAATTAAACTTTCTTTCCTTTATTGCTCTGAAAACGCCCATGATTGTATCAAATACAACCGCAAGGGCCACAAGGCGGAAAATGGGGTTAGCCGTTTCCGCTAAAATAAATGCTGCGATTTCCTCTTTCATTTTGCACCGCTCCTTTCTGTGGATTTTTTACAAGTAAATCATATAATGGAACGGCTTTTTATTCTGACCCTTTTACGCCGCTGCTTCCAGGCGTTCCCATTCATAGAATAACAATTCGTATTCAACCGCCTTTGCAATGTGGTATGTGTCGGCGTGTCCTAAATGTCCCTTTCTGCTTTCATACTTCCGGTTAAAATCTTCCGGCGGCAATTCGCCCAACTCATACGCCTTTACATCTTGCTTTAACTTTCTGATAGATGATTTTCTTACTTTCTTGTGGTCTGCATAGTGGATATATCCGCAAAAATCTATGCCATTCCCGGCGTATAGGATTGTGCTTTTAGGGTTAATATGCAAAAGCATTTCATTTTCCAAAAATTCTTCTATTCTCTTAACCCATTCTTTTAACTGCTCCAAATCATCCGATAGGATAATAAAATCATCCATGTACCGCACAAAATACGGAATATGTAAAACGTGCTTGCAAAATTTATCTAACTTATTGCCGTACACATTCGCAAATAACTGACTTGTGAGGTTTCCAACGGGTATTCCCACGCCGTCCGGCAATATGCCGTTGTGGTCTATAATATCATCCATTAACATAAGGGCTTTCTTATCCCCTATATAGCGGCGGTTTTCATCCTTTAATTTGTCATGCGGTATAGATGCAAAATACTTTGATATATCCCCTTTAAAGGCATACATCCTTAACCCTTGCTTTACCTCTGTTTCATACATCCATTGATACAATGTATCACTTGCAGCGTGCATCCCCTTACCGCTCCGGCAAGCGTAAGAATGGTAATAAAATCCGTTTTCAAATACGGGTTGAATAGCGTTACAAATCATGTGTTGCACCACTCTATCATAGAACGGCAACGCCATAATAAGCCGTTCTTTTGGCTCAAACACCTTAAATATCTTATATTCCCCTTGCCTATATGTTAAATTCTGTATTTCCTCGGTTGCTCTTAAAAGTTCCTCTTCCTTAACCATAGAAAAAGCCAATACCTCATTCGTGTACCGCTTGCACCTTGCCGCCTGGTGGAATGAAGTATTGGCATTTTCAAAGGTCCCCATTTTCTCATGTAGTCCCTTTACTGTTTTCATTTAATCCCTACCAATTTTCAAATATTCTATTTTACTAAAAGGTGGTTTTCTTTGTTAGTTTGTCCGGTATCGCACCGGAACGGGCAAACCGTCTGACTTACTTAAAATGTAAATCTTTGCTAGTGGCCGCTTGGGCTTCTATGTCTATAAAATTGTAAAGTCACACACGCACCGCACACCAATGTTCGTGTTCACGTTCCACGGGTAATTGTTGCAATTGACGGCACGGCTACCGCAAGGCACGCCGTTGTTCCAATTGCCGCCGCCAATGAGGGCGTGCAAGGCTCGGAAAGTTCCGTGAACTGGCCCGGTGCATATTAACAGTTTCCCCAAAATAAAATTGGCAATGCCAACATTATTTCCAATTTCCATTCTTTACGGCTTCGATTATTCCGCCAATGATACATCCTAATTCTGTCATTTTCTTACTCAATACTTCGTATCTGTGTTTGCTCATTGCCGGATATTTCAAATCGTAGGAAAGCCGTATGAGGGTTTTGATAAACTGCAACTCTACATCTGCGTTATATATATGGCTCTTTGTCCCGGTCTTTCTAAATCTGATTACTGATTTAAGCATTTCAAAAACCGCCGTTTTAATTTGGCTCTGCAATGCGAATTTCTCAAATTTCGGAAACTGTGACAATATGGGATAAAGGTATAAAAGAAAATCATAGGTCTTTTGATACGCTTTCATGCTCTCCATATACGCATCCGCTTGATTGCTTTTCTTGTTCTCTGCCATGTTTTTATCCTCGGTTTATATATTTTTCTATGGGGTGGGCTTTCGCCCACCCTGGCAGATTACAGACTGTCACACACGCACCGCACACCAATGCTCGTGTACACGTGCCACGGGCAATCGTCGCAATGGACGGTACGGCTACCGCAATGCACGCC